ATGTATATTAAATAAAAAGTGAGGACTTTATGATACTAGATAACCAAGTAATAATAGCAGGCGAGACAGTTAACAAAGAAAGATGGGGCATGGCAGCACATCACGATGAGAACAAAACTTTTACAGGTAATGTTCTATACAAAAGCCAAATAAGAACAGCTCCAAGTGGTTATTCACATGATGACTCCGTTGAAACAAACTTTGAAAAAACAGCTCAAGTAGATGGGCTTACAGTTTGGAAATCAAATGGAGAAGTTCCATTCGCAGACATGTTATTAGACTTTGTACAAATTGGTGCAATAACTTTTGAACAAGCAGAGTTCTCACTAATACAAAAACAAAAAGATCAAAGCGCAAGTCTTGATACTTTGTTTAGAGCAGAGGACGGCAATGTTTACTTAGGCGAAGGTGCCCTAGACTATCGTAAAGACAGACTAGCAAAAATAGCGGAGGCAGCGTAATGATATTTCCTTTACCAACACTCTACAAAAGAGACACGAACGGAAACATTCGTGAACTAACAGTAGAATATTCTCAAGGTGTATTGAATGCTACTAGAACTATTGCTGGTATAAAAGACGGCAACCTAGTTACAAGTGGTTGGAAAAATGCTACAGGTAAGAACACAGGCAAAGCAAATGCTACTACAGATGCTGAACAAGCACAGAAAGAAGCTCAGGCAATGTGGGATAAGAAAGTAGAAAAAGAATACTTTGAAGACATTTCAAAGGTTGATACTTACGATAAGTTCAAACCACAACTAGCACATGACTATACAAAAAGGCCACAGTCTAGTGGTATTAGTCAACCTAAGTTAGATGGTATTAGATGTATTGCTAGGAAAGATGGACTTTACACAAGAGCAGGTAAGAAAATCACAACATGTGATCACATATATTTTGAACTACAAGCGTTCTTTGTAGAAAATCCACATGTTATTTTAGATGGTGAACTTTACAATCACGAACTAAAAGATGACTTCAACAAAATTACAAGTCTAGTTCGTAAAGTAAAACCTACTCCAGAAGAGGCAGCAGAATGTCAAAAACTTGTTGAGTATCATGTTTATGATATGGCATGGAAAGACTCTGTTTGTGATGAAGGATTCTTAGACAGAATGAGCTTTATAGAAGATCAAGAGTTTGAACTTCCAATAGTTACAGTTCCAACATCAGTATGTGAAAACCAAGAAGAGTTAGATGCTTTGTATTCACAATATACAGAAGATGGTTACGAAGGACAGATGGTTCGTAACAATACAGTCTACGAAAACAAAAGAAGTAAGAACTTACTGAAAAGAAAAGAGTTCATTACAGAAGAGTTTGATGTTATAGATGTATTAGAAGGCTCAGGTAATTGGGCAGGATATGCTAAACACTTTGTTCTTACAGACGGAACAGAAACATTTAAGAGTGGTGTTAGAGGCAATCAAGCGACACTTAAAGCTCTACTAGAACAAGATGAGAAACCTACTTGGGTTACATGTAGATTCTTTGAAAGGTCAGTAGATAACATTCCAAGATTCCCGGTTGTAATTGACTGGGGTGTAGGTAAGAGGGAGGACTAATGTACACATATTTGAAAGAGATAACAGATTGGTCTCCATACAAAGTTAAGAATCACACTTATATTTTTGATGAGAAAGGACAGAATGTTGGTTACATTATAAGTGGAACCAAGGAAGAACTCTTTTACAAGAAACCTTCCAAGCTCTTTTCTAAATCACGAAGGAAATTCATTAAACTAAAGAGGTAACTATGTTAGAACTAATAGGACTTATAGCTTTGATATGGATTGCAGTTAAATTTTTGCCAAACTTTTTAATGTTTGTGCTTAAATTATTAGTTGCATTGTTAATACTATATTTAGCTTTATACATATTAGGTGGATTTATACATTGGCATCTTATCATATGATAAAATATTATGATGGCGTCTTTACATCTAAACAATGTAAAGATTTAATTAAAGTATTTGATAACTCAAAGGGACACCATCAACCTATCGATACGCCTCTTATGAAGTTTAATCAATATAACTTTACATCTAATCAAATGAATACACCCTTACACCAGGAAATGGTAGAAGGGTTTATGTCATTAGGCCGTAAATATTTTTCTGATGTAGAAGCAAGAATACTTCCTAATATAGGAGGGTTCGAAGAATTTAGAATTAAAAAATATGTTGAAGGAGGAGACTTCAAAGAACATATAGATGTAATGAACTATGCTAGTTCTAGAAGAATTGTAGGGTTCTTACTTTATCTAAATGATTGTGATGGTGTTACAACATTTTCTAATCATGATGTAACCATAGAACCTAAGACAGGTCGTGTATTAGTTTTTCCACCTACTTGGGAATATCCTCACACAGGAAATAAATCATCTACAGACAAATATATAATGTCTACTTACTTGCATTTAGCAGACTAATCCCATTCAGAAAATTTAAGTCTAACAAGAGCTTTTCTTACAATAGCAATACCTGTTAAACCTATAAAGTTAATAAACGCAGCCATCTCAGATGAGGTGCCTGCGTAGTCTATGCAAGCCTTAATAATGAATACACTTAGAGGGAACATAATAATTGCTCCTAGTGCTGTATCTACTGTTGCTTCGTGTAATGCTTTTCTTAGTTTACTATTTTGTACCAATCGCCATGAACCTTTCATAATATACCTTGCCATTCCAATCATAATAGAATTGCTTAGTTTTACCGCTGTAGGTAGTATCCTTTAAACCAGCATTTTCAATTAACGCTTTCTCACTATCTACACAATTGATGCCATACATTTCTTCTATGACATTTGAATTCTGTACAGCAAATATAGCGTGTTTATTTGCTGTTTTTAAATCTTTCAAAGGATACATTTGTTCTGCTCCCATTGTAATAACTATATCAACCTTTAATTGATTTAATTCATCAAATGCGAACGGAATATCCATATTCCAGTGATTTATTTTTATGTATTCTTCTGCTATATAATGCTTATTAAACACCTTAGAGAGCTCTAAAGCTTCTTTATCGATGTCAACTAGGTGCATTTCTCCTACAGATAAGTTCTCACATAAGAGAGGAACTAAAGGAACTCCTAACCAGCTGTTTAAGATAAGAATATTAAATTGCTCATCTTTCATATAGTCGTCTAAACTATTCTTTAGTTCTTCTACTAGCCATATAGCAGCTTCCATTGTATTAGGATTCAATGCTTGTCTAAAGTCATCATGTTTATGTTTCATTTCATGCTCTACTTTAGCGAGAGCATTGCCCCAATGTTGTAAGTTATTTAAAAAATTAAAATTTAACATCTTCTTTTCTTCCCATTGAATCAAATAAACAGACATATGGTATTTGTCTGAATACATGTTTTTCTATATCATGTGGATATATATAGCCTTGGTTATAACTATAAAACCACCCTAACGGAAAATATTTAATTCTTGCTACACCCTTGTGCATAAAGAAATTATCTATTCCACGATAGTACCATAATATTTTTTCTTTGTGTGCTTTAAAATAAAGAGTAATATTTTCTTTATCTAAGTTATCGTTCCATCTTAATATACTAGAATTTAAATCTGTATATCTATGAGGAACATGTTCTGTTTCTTTTTGTTGTGTTTCTAAATCATGCCAATGTGTCTGTCCAAAACATAGACAATCTTCAGGATCAAAGTTGGCTATATCATCTATATTCTTTTGTATGATAATATCTAAATCAAAGAAAAGATTCTCACCTTTTTGTCTTACGACATTATCATCGAATAGATACATTTTGTTCCACCACTTTTCTAATTGATTGCCTTTAGGAAAAGGTATAACTTTTATGTCTTTATCTAGTCCTTTAGATTTTTCAGTTAAACAATAGAATGTAAAGTCTTGCGATATAAACTCTTTACAAGATTCGTATATCTTATTTACATGTTTGACAGAATATTTACTGCCCCATTTAACTGTATATATGTTCATTGCCAATGTCTTAATAAATCCGGATCTACCAATTCATTTTGTTTAACACTACCTCTACCTTTAAGCATAGGTTTAGGTAATAGATCAATATTAAATACACAAAGGATTGGTGTATCTCTGTATATTTCTGTTTCTAAATCGTCGTCTTGCCAACTACGACCTCGGTTATATGAGTAAGCATAGTCTGCTGGGAAATGATCCCAAAGTTTTTTGCCCCAATCTCCCCAACGCCAAGAATGATAATTATCTGTTCCGTCTGTATATGTAAACCAAATCTTTTCTTTGTTTGCTAATACATCTTGCCATATACATTCTGCTTGATCGTCGCTCCATACTTGACAACTGCCATTAGTATATGCGCCGTGTGCTAATTTAAATCTTCTTGTTTTCATAGGCCGAGGATCTTGCCACCAACTTCTTAACTTTGTAGGTCTTTCCATATTATAGGTTAACAAAGGTTCTATATTGTTCTGGATAATTACATCCAAATCAAAGAAGACGAAGCGTCCTGTCGGCTTATCTGTTGCAAAATTGTGAGTATTGAAGACAAATGTTTTAGGTCTGTCCCAGCATCTAGCCATGCCATACTTAAAGTCATCAGAGCCGAACCAATACTTAGGATGAATGGTATCAATGTCTGGAAATGGTATAACCTTAATATCATCATCCAGTCCTTCAGCGTCGTCAGTATAACAGTAAAAATGGAAATCATGTTTAGCATCTGTATGCCTCCTTGCCATGTTCTTTAGTTTATTCACAAAATGAGGACCATATCTGGTTCCCCATTTTGAACATACTATATTTACTCTCATATTTCTTTACCTTTAAACTCATTTGCTAGCGGAAATACATTACTTATAACTTTGGCAACTTCATTTGCTATAGCTATATGTTCTTTTTGGGTTCCGTTAGCTCCCCTTAATTCTATGTAATGAATCCAACTTCTTAAGGTTCCATTTACATACATTCTACTCATAGTATTGCCCTCGGGTAGCACAGCTCTTGCCTGTTCTTTGGCAATGCCATTTTCTATTGCCCAACAATATGCTTGTCTAGCATAACGAATAATATCTTTTTGATACTCGTCCCATTGTTTGGCAATTTGAAAACTTTCTATATCAGCTCCCATCTCGATACTATTTTGTCTGTTCTTTTCATCTTGTAGTCTAGCCTCTCTTGTTACAAACTCTAAATCCTTTGTAGGGTCTGCATATCGTTGACTAAACTCTTGAAAGCTAAAACTCCTGTGTCTAAGAATTTGTCTACCAATGTCTCTGGTAGTTTCTATTTCTAAACATACACTAACCATTTCTAATGGCGACCAGTGTTTATGTTTCATTAGATACTTAATAAGTTTCTCGCTTGTTTCTTTATTGTTTTGGTTATCAGGATTACTAACCCTTGCACAATATGCAACAAGTTCTGTTGCGCTTGTGGACATTAATAATTCTTTACCATCTGTTTGACTGTGGCTGATTAATTTAACCTGCATATGACATAGTCCTTACCGTATTGTTGTTTGTGTTTAGCAAGCTCTTCCGTGACTTGCATTGTTTTAAATTCATAATCTGTAATATCTGATTTGATAATCAAAACGGCAAAATTAGATTCTTTAACTATTGGCACATAGTTATCGTAATCTTCAAATGTACCTTTCAATATTACTGATTTTTCTGTTGTTACTTCTAACATTTTCCACCTTGTTCATTATGTATTACTTTCGGATTTAACTTTAACAAATTATTAAAGTATCCTTTATAGAAGTCATTTGTAAAAATTTCTTCTAAAGAGTGTTCCTTTATATTATTCTTATCCCAACTATATAATAACTCTGTCTTGTGTTCAGGAGAGTCATTTGCTGTAATTAGATTAAGAGCCACATGCTTACAAGGGAACACATTTCCTGTTGCGCTTAGATAAAATTTGTTTTCAACTTTACCTTCACACTTGACATGTGGAGAAAACTTTATTGTTCTCTCTTTATATATATCATCTTTTTTTCGTGTCTGTAGAGTCTCTAGTTCTATAAGTTTATAGTCTGGCATATCCTGCTGTTCGTTTTTTTCTATAATTTTTTCTTCTTTAGGAACATTATTTTCATATATAAATCCTGAGAACATATATTGTTTACATAGTTTCTTTGCTTTTTGTATATCGTTGTCTAGTTGATTTGTATGTATATAACTCCAAAACACTCTACACCCTACATTAATTAGAGCTTTAGCATTGTCTAATATTCTTTTATCAGGATTACCTGTGTTTATATTGAAAGTTATGTTGCCTGTATCTGCAAACATAACACCTATATTTTTCCACCATAATGTATCATGTTCCTTTCCTTCAGTTACCATATCTACACCTATGCCCCAATCAGACATAAAATAATGAGATACATCCATTAGTTCAGGATATAAAATAGGATCTCCATTATCATTAATAAATTTAATTCTTTTTAATTTTGCCTTAAGTAGAAAGTCTGAATTAAATCTATCTTTTATCAATTCATAATCTAAGAACTTGTTCTCACTACCTAAACATATTTCTACTCTTTCAGGCAAATAAGGATATAAGTCTGTTTCCTTGTTATACATCAAGTCTATCTGTTCTTCTGTAAAATCATCATACCAAAAAGGCAATGCTATTATATTACCTTCAAGTTTTTCTGGGTATGTTGCTGTGGAGTCCTGTAAGAAAGGTAGTTCGCCATCTTCTATAAAAAATTTATTATGGAAAGCATCATATTCATACAATAAATTATCCTCATCTTCTTCCCATTCCTCTAGAATTTTTTCTACTTTATCGTTTCGGAAAATAAAATATGCTAGGTTACCGTCCTGCAGTCGAATACGCTTGTTGGTCTTATAAGTCTCTATGTCCCCTATGTTGTTAATAATAGTATTAGGTGTAATAAACAAAGAGCTACTCTTAGGCTTTGTGTATCTCATTATATCTATTTCTAACCAATCTAATCCATACTTAGGAACATGAAACTCTATACCTTCGATGTAGCCGTCCATCTTTTTGGTTGACATAAGCAAATCCATTTCATTATCTTGTACAAAGACAACGAATTCAAAAGGATCTTCTATCAGTTTCTTGCACTGCGTATATAAAGCGTTTATTTGTACCTGACTATAATTATTGTCTAGCTGATTTGCTATAATTGTTACCATGCCAAATTCTCAAAAGTGTTTCATTTTCTAATTCATCTATTTTTATTTGTTTCTTACTAGGATTAGAATCCACATTGAACAAACAAAACTTAGGTTCTTTTCTATATTTATGTGCCTCTAAATCTGTCGGATGAGTCATACCTCTGTTCCAACTATATACCCATTCAAAAGGAATATTATTCCAAAAGTCTCTTTGACGCCAAAAGTGATAGTTATCTGTACCCTTAAAGAATGTTCTAAATATTTGTTGATCTTCATCTAATGCGTCCCAGAATATATGTTCACATTGATCTTTGTTCCAACACATTACACTAGAGTTATATAATGTACCTCTAATCTCTATAAACAATCTTTCATGTATTCTTTTCTTCCAATTATCCCACATAACATGAATGATTCTAGGCTTAAGAGCCAATTCATGTAAGTCTGTTATATCATTTTGTATAATTACATCTAAGTCTAAGTAACACCATTTGCCGTCATACTGTAAAAAGTTATGAGAGTTGAATACTAAAAATTTAGATCTATCCCAACACCAGCGTTCTTTACCAAACCAATATTTAGGATGTAAAGGTTCTATATCAGGTATATCACGAGTATCACACTCTAATCCTTTATTGTCATCTGTAAAACATGTAAAGGTAAAGTCTCTTTTGTAATGCTCCTGTACCATACGATACAGATTGTTTACATAGTGTGGTTCGTATTTAGTGCCCCACTTGATGCATACAAAGTTCATCATATTCTTTTGCTATCTCCGGTCTTCTATCTAATCCATTTAATAAACATATGGTATATTCTGGCCTATACTTTCTTCCAGCAGCTACATACGCATATACTTCATTGTGTGGTAAGTGTTCAAATGTAAATCCTTCATGATACAAAAATGTATCATCTCCATATGGATATTGTACATCATATGTTTCAGGATATGAGCTATAGTGTTCCCATATATGTGTAGCATCTTTCCACAACATTACACTAGAATTATAATTACTTAATGGTCCTACAAAGTCTGGTTGCCATGGAAAGTCATGTATGCTTATTTGTTTATCGCCTTTATCCTTCCACCATGTATATACGATTACAGGGTTATCCTGACAATAATCAAACAAATGATCTATGGGTTTTTGTATTCTTACATCTAAATCTAAGTACAATATAGTACCTAGATCTTTTAATTGAAACAGTTTTAACTTTTCCATATTGCCGTTTGGCTCGTGTTCTAGATACAATATACCTATATCTGGGTGTAATCCTTTAGGATCATCGGTTACACAGACATAGTTATATTTGCCTTCGGTATGTTCGTATATAGAGTTTACAGCATCTGCGCTGTATTTCTCACCATATTTTAATGTTAAAATAGTTTTCATTGTAATCAATATTATTTATAAATAAGAGTGTACGATATTTATAGACGAAGGAACCAATGGCAACCATTTCTAACATAGTCATAGATCAGGGCACAACATTCAGTTTGGAACTGAATTTAACCAATGATGATAATTCTGCCAAAAATTTAGCAGATTATACAGTTACCTCTCAAATAAGAAAAAGTTATGAGGCAACAACAGCTACTGATTTTACTACAGCGAAAGTAGATGCTACAGGTAAAATAACAATATCGTTGACTGCAGCACAAACGGCTGCACTCAAAGCAGGACGATATGTTTACGACATAGAGATAGCATCTAGTGCCGAAACATTAAGAGTCTTAGAAGGATTAGTAACCGTAACACCTAATGTTACAAGAGCTTAGGAGATTATATGGCAACGACAGTAAACGCTTCTAATACACCAATTAAAGTTTCTACTTCTATTGGTAGTACAAGAGTAGTTTCATCGACAACTACACAATCTGCAACGGCGACGGCCACAGAAATCGGAGATCTCACAGGCATAGATGTTTCAGGTAAGCAAAACGGATACACCTTAGTATATGATAGTAGCAGTGGTAATTGGCAAGCTAAACCAGCATCGTCTGTAGCAGCATCAGTTACCTCTATTGATGGTGGAACATTTTAGTATATTAAGCTTAATATTATAGAACATTTAACTAGGAGAAAATAAATGGCAACAACAATTCAAATTAAAAGAAGCACAGGCTCAGCAGCCCCAGCAGCTTCGGATTTGGTTGAAGGCGAATTGGCGTATGCTGAGGATAGATCCGGCGACGGGGCATCTGCTAAGTTATACATTTCATCTATTGACTCAGGTAGTAGTGAAGTAATTCAAGCGATTGGAGGTAAATTTTATACTGATCTTCTTGATAACGCTACAAACGCAGCAACAGCTTCTACCATTGTAAAAAGAGATTCAAATGGAGATGTCATATTTAATAAAATTTTATATGGCAACTTGTATTCAACTGAAGGAGATCTACCAAGTGCTTCTACTTACCATGGTATGTTTGCTCATGTACATGGCACAGGTAGAGGTTATTTTGCACATGGTGGCAACTGGATTAAATTGTTGGATGAATCTTCATTCACATCCTCGGGTGTATTTGTAGATGAAGACAACATGGCATCTGACAGCGCTTCAAAGGTACCTTCACAACAATCAGTCAAAGCGTATGTAGACGCACAAGTTACAGCTAGTGATTTAGATGCAGCTGGAGATTCTGGAACAATAGATATAGATCTAGATTCGGAATCATTAACAATAGCAGGTGGCACAGGTATTACAACTGCAGCATCTGGCACAACTATTACAGCAACACTAGATGACACAGCAGTTACAGCAGGTTCATATGGTTCTACAACAGCAGTTCCAGTAATTACTGTTGACGCACAGGGTCGTATTACATCAGCTTCAACATCAGCAATCTCAACCTCATACACATTAGCAGCCGATTCAGGTTCTAATGATTCTGTAGCAGGTGGAGAAACAATAACATTTAGTGGTACAGCAAACGAAATTGAAACAACAGTTTCTAATAACGAAATAACAATCGGCTTACCTAACAATGTAACAATATCAGGTAACCTAACCGTTAGTGGTACAACCACAACTGTAGATTCCACAACTTTATCCGTAGCAGATCCATTGATCTCACTAGCAACAGGTAACAATTCATCTGACGCAGTGGACATAGGTCTATATGGTTTATATGACACTTCAGGTTCAACAGACTTGTATTCAGGTTTATTTAGAGACGCTAATGACTCTGGTAAATGGAAGTTATTTAAAGACTTACAAGCAGCACCTACTACAACTGTCAACACAGGCGGAACAGGTTACGCAGTAGCTACATTGGTAGCAAACTTAGAATCATCTAGTGTAACAATTACTGGTGGTTCAATAACAGGTATTACTGATCTGGTAGTAGCAGACGGTGGTACAGGAGCAGGATCATTTACAAGTAAAGGTATCCTTTATGGTAATGGAACAGGAGCTCTACAAGTAACAGCAGCAGGCTCAGAAGGACAAGTCCTACAAGCAGGCTCAGGCGGAACACCAGAGTTCGGTGGAATTGATGGTGGAACATATTAATAATTTTTAAGGATTTTGAAATGGATGAACAATTAATTAATGAATACATAAACAACTTGGCAAATCAGGTTAATACTCTGACCCAAGAAAATATTTTACTTAAAACTAGATTAGCTATTTTTGAGAAGAGAGAACAGGAAAAGGCTAAGGCTTCAGAGCCTGAGCCTTCCTCCCAAGAAGAGGAAACTCCTCCTCTAGTCTCTAAAGAGGAATAATAGATGGCAACGGTAATCAAGATTAAAAAATCCGAAACAGCTGGTAGCGCTCCTACCACTTCGGATTTAGTTGCAGGTGAGGTAGCACTTAATACTGCAGATAAGATTGCCTATGTAAGAAACTCTAGTAATCAGATTATAAAGTTTGCAAACTTTACTGATGCAGATGAATCTATAACATTCCCTACAGGAGATTGGGGTAGTGTAGCTTCTAGTTTAAGTACAGATGCGTTTGGACAACTTGTTGAAAAAGAATACGATATGAATACAACTATTAAATATCGTTTAGCAACAGAAGATATGGGTTCAGACTCATCAATATAAATAAGAATATAGGAGAGAATAATGCCAACACAGGTACAATTTAGACGAGGGACAACTACACAAAACGAATCCTTCACAGGTGCTGTGGGTGAGCTTTCCGTAGATACTACGCTAGACACAATAAGAGTACATGACGGTTCCACAGCAGGTGGCTTTAGACTCGCTAAATACTCTGAAATAACATCTGGAGATACCACAGGAAACGCAGCTACAGCAACTGCATTACAAAATGCAAGAACAATTCATGGCGTATCTTTTGATGGTACAGCAAATATAGATCTTTCAGAAGTTATTCAAGATACTGTAGGGGCTATGTTCTCAAGTAACACCGAGACAGGTATAACTGTTGGTTACGAAGATGGCGATGGTACTATTGATTTGGTAGTAGGAACATTAAATCAAGATACTACCGGGAACGCAGCTACGGCCACAGCATTAGAAACTGCTAGAAATATAGGTGGTGTATCATTTGATGGTACAGCAAATATAAATTTACCGGGTGTTAATACATCAGGAACACAAGACACCTCAGGTAACGCAGCTACAGCAACAGCTCTTGCAAATGCAAGAACAATAAATGGTGTTAGTTTTGATGGTACAGCAAATGTAACCACACTAACAGCAGGAACAGGTGTATCAGTTTCAGGTACAGCAGTTTCAATAGGACAAGCAGTAGCAACATCAAGTAATGTTACATTTGCAGATGTAGCAGCAACAGGTAATGTAACTATTACAGGAAACTTAGATGTAAATGGAACAACTACAACCTTAGATACTACAAACTCAACAATAGCAGATAGACTTATTGAGTTAGGTAATGGCACATCTGGAACACCATCAAATGATATGGGTATTGTTCTCGAAAGAGGAGACTCAGATAACGCATTTATAGGTTGGGACGAAAGTGCAGACAAGTTCCTAATGGGAACAGGCTCATTTACAGGAGCAAGCACAGGCAATCTTACAGTTACAACAGGAACACTTGTAGCAAACTTAGAAGGTAATGTTACAGGTAATTTAACAGGTAACGCAGACACAGCAACAGCACTTGCAACAGCAAGAGCTATAGCACTAACAGGAGATGTTACAGGTACAGCAAACTTTGACGGTTCAGCAGGTATATCAATTAGTGCAACTATTGCAGCTAATAGTGTTGCTTTAGGTACAGACACTACAGGTAATTTTATGGCACAGGTTGCAGGTGGAGATGGTATTACAGTTTCTCATACACAAGGAGAAGGTTCTACGGCAACTATTACAGGAACAGCTATATACGACGCATCAGGAACAAAACTTAACTAGGGGTAGAAAATGGCATTAGCTAGCAGACAAAATTTACAAGATTACGCCTTAAGAAGGCTAGGCCACCCTGTTATTGAAATCAATGTAGATGAACAACAATTATCTGATAGAATAGATGATGCTTTACAATTCTTTCAAGAATATCACTTTGATGGTGTAGAAAGAACTTATGTTAAACATGAAATAACAGGTTCTAAATTAAAATTAACTGCCAACCTAGCAAACAATTTTCAGAAAGCAGAAACTATTACAGGCGGAACATCAGGAGCTACAGCAATAGTAGATGGCGCTGATGATACAGCACAGTTTATATTATTAGAACAAACTAAAACAGGCACCTTTGTAGGAGGAGAAACTATTACAGGCTCTGAGTCAGGAGCAACAGCAACTACACACGCAAGTGATACATACACAAAAGGCGATATTGAAAATGGATATTTGCCTATTAGTAATGGTATATTAGGTATAACCAGAGTGTTTAACTTTGGAGGTGCAGCAACAAACAATACAAGAGACGGACAACTATTTGATCTAATGTACCAATTTAGAATGAATGATCTGTATAACCTAATGGGTGCAGACATGATTTACTATTCAGTCGTACAAACTCACTTAACTACATTAGAAAAACTACTAACAGGGGATAGACAAATCCGTTGGAATAGGAAAACAGATAGATTGTATATTGATACTGACTGGGACAAAACATTTAATATAGGAGACTTTATTGTAGCAGAAGCTTATGCCATTGTAGATCCTGATACATATACAGAAGTCTATGATGATATGTTTCTTAAAAAATATGTAACAGCATTGTTCAAGAAACAATGGGGCGAAAATATTAAGAAATTTGCTGGAATACAAATGCCTGGAGGAGTAACATTAGATGGACAAACTATCTATCAAGAGGCAATTCAGGAGATACAAGCAATAGAACAGGAGATGCAACTTAAATACGAACTGCCTCCTTCACTTATGATAGGATAATACCATGCCTACTAATAATTATTTTCAGAACGGCGGTGGAATTGGTACAACAAACGAACAGCGCTTAATAGAAGATCTAATTATCGAGAGCCTTAAAATATATGGCCACGATACTTTTTACTTGCCTAGAACAATGGTAAATAGTGATACAATCTTTGATGAGGCACAACTATCTCAATTCACACAAGCATATCCTTTAGAAATGTATTTGGATAATGTCCAAGGATTTGAGGGGCAGGGAGATATATTCACAAGATTTGGTATGGAAGTTAGAGATCAAGCAACTTTCATACTAGCAAAAAGACGATGGGAGGACATGGTAACAAGACAAGGTCCTACTGTTGCTCGTAAAGCAAGACCTGTAGAAGGAGACTTAATTTATCTTAGTAAAACAAAATCATTGTTTGAAATTAAATATGTAGATTTCCAAAATCCTTTCTATCAGGCAGGACAAATATATGTATTTAGAATGACATGTGAATTGTTCGAATACAGTTCAGAAGATTTAGATACAGGCATAGCAGAAATAGATGCTATAGAAACAAAATACTCTCAAGATATGTTGGAGTATCAGTTTAAACTAGAGTCAGGAGATTTACTATTGAAAGAAGACACAGGTTCATTAATTACAGAAGCATATCAAACAACTGTATCTGAACCTATAGATAATGCAGACTTTGATAACTTAATAACACTAGAAGGTATATTAGACTTTAGTGAATCTAATCCATTTGGTGAAATAGGAGGCTCGTAATGTTTAAGAATAAAGTCTTCTATCATCAACATGTAAGAAAAGCAATCATTGCCTTTGGAACTATATTTAATGATATAAACATTGAAAGAAAGAATAGTTCAGGTGCAGTTGCACAAACATTAAGAGTACCTTTAGCTTATTCTACTAAACAAAAGTTTTTAACAAGGATTGCTAGGGTTGCAGATACAAGTACAAGAGGAGAGGTAGCACTTACACTACCTAGAATGGGTTTTGAAATAGATGGATTAGGATATGATCCTGCAAGAAAAGTAGCACCTATACAAAGGAACAAAGCAATAGGCACAGGAGATGATGTCAATGTTCAAAGATCTGTATTCAGTTCAGCACCATGGAACATGAATTTGTCCTTATATATATTTGCGAAGAATCAAAACGATGGATTAGCAATAATAGAACAAATACTTCCTTATTTTAATCCTGACTTTAATATAACAGTAAACGATCTCCCAGAAGTGGGAATCAAAAGAGATATAAAAATAACTTTAGATAATGTTGGTTATGAAGATGAATATGAAGGCGAGTTCGCTAGTAGACTAAGTGTAGTATGGACATTGAATTTTACAATGAGACTTAATTTTTACAGTCATGTGGGTAAAATAGATACTATTAAGAAGGCGGTAGTAGACGCTTACAACGATCCTACATTGTCCTTAGTCAAGGATACAGACCAAAGAGTACGAACAACAGTACAAGTCAATCCATCTACTGCGTCACCTTTAGACACATATTCATTCTTGGAGGAATTTGATGAAGCATTCGAAGACTAAAAATACTTTTGAGGAATTAGATAAGAGCTTTAATACAAAAGAAATAACAAAAGCTCTCGAAACTAACCTTAAAAAGACACAAGAAGAAAGACAACTCCCAGCAGTAGACATGTCCGAAGAGGATAAACAAGCGCTGGCAATAAAACAACAAGAAGAAGATTTACAGTATGCCAGAATGATGTTAAAACAGGCTGAGGCATACAATGCTGAGGCTATAGAAGGCATATTACATATAGCAAGAAACTCAGATCAACCTCGTGCATACGAAGTAGCAGGTGGATTAATTAAAAATTTACAAGACAATGCTAAGGATATGTTAGATGTGCATGAGAAACAAAAAAGAATAACAGCAGACGACCCTAAAGCAAGAAACATAAAAACACAAAACAATGTATTCGTAGGGAGTACAAAAGATTTATTGAAAGCTATAAAAGAAGACGATGCTAAAACCATCGATGTAGATCCAGATGCCACAACCTGAACAAGTATCATATCACGGTAATCCTAACCTTAAACCGTTAGCGTATCAGCACGATTTTACAAAAGAAGAAATAAAAGAGTATGTTAAGTGTAAAGAAAATCCTGTTTATTTTATAGAAAAGTATGTAAAAATTATTACACTTGATAAAGGTCTACAACCTTTTAAATTATATGATTGTCAAAAAGAAAAAGTAGATGTAATAATGAATAACAGGCGTGTGGTTCTTATGGAAGGACGACAACAAGGTAAAACAGTTACAGCAGCTGCGTGTATATTGCATTACACTATATTTGAAGAAGATAAAACAGTAGCTATAATGGCTAACAAGTCAGCAGCAGCTAGAGAAGTACTAAACAGATATCAAATTATGTATGAAAACTTACCTATATGGATGCAACAAGGTGTTAGAGTATGGAATAAGGGTGATGTAGAATTAGAAAATAATAGTAAAGTATTAACAGCAGCAACAACAGCAGCTGCCATTAGGGGTAAATCTGTAAACTGGTTATATATTGATGAGGCAGCAATCATACCTAATAATGTAGCAGATGAATTCTTTACATCTGTTTATCCTACTATTTCTGCTGGTGAAACAACTAAAATTCTACTTACATCTACACCATTAGGTTACAATCATTTCTGGAAGTTTTGGAATGAAGCAGAGAAAAAAGAAAATGGATTTGAACACATGTTCATTCCTTACTATGAGATACCAGGAAGAGATGAGAAATGGTTAGAAGAACAGAAACAGTTATTAGGAGAAGTTAAATTTAACCAGGAGGTTATGTGTGAATTCCTAGGTTCTACTAATACATTAATAAATGCACAAACAATAGGTAGATTAAGTTCAAAGAATCCGGAATATCAAAATAATGGATTAGATATATATGAGAGTCCACAAGAAGGACATTATTATGCTATGGCTTGTGATACAGCAAGAGGTATAGGCGGAGATTATTCTGCTTTTGTTGTTGTAGACATTACAGATATGCCATACAAAGTGGTTGCTAAGTATCGTAGAAACGATGTAGCCCCTATGTTATATCCAGATATAATAGGAAAAGTAGGTAGAGACTATAATAATGCTTTTATATTAGTAGAAGTTAATGATATAGGACAACAGGTTGCAGAAATACTACACCAAGAAGTAGAATATGAAAACATTCTAAGTACAGTTACAGAACAGAATAGGCAATATGTAAGTCCTGGGTTTGGTAAAGCAACAAAGCATGGAGTAACTACTTCTAAACAAGTAAAAAGACAAGGGTGTTTTACATTTAAGTCGTTACTTGAAGAACAAAAACTGTTGATATTTGACGATCATATAATACATGAAATATCAACTTTTATAGAGAAGGGCAATACATACCAAGCCGATGAAGGCTATCATGATGACTTGGTAATGTGTATGGTATTGTTTGGTTGGCTTACAAGTCAAAATTTCTTTAAAGATATGACAGATGTTAATGTCAGAGAAGGATTATATGGACAACAAATGGGAGAAATAGAAAGCAACTTAACTCCATTTATAAGAGTCGACGGACAAGAACCAGAAGTAGAAGTAATAGGAGATGATGTTTGGCTATTAGAAGACGAATACAGTCCTATGAACTTACAGAAAAAATTGAAAGACCTTATAAACAGGTAATGTAAATACAATAATTATATCGTATTTACAAAATTGAAGGTTAAAATATTGTCATGTATAAATAGTAGGATGATAATTAATTAAACTTGTGTCATTCATAAGATAATATAAACCGAGGAGAAAAACATGGCATTTCAGCTATCACCAGGTGTTCTTGTTAAAGAAACAGACCTTACTAGCGTTATCCCTGCAGTCGCTACTTCAATAGGAGCTTTTGTAGGAGATTTTGCGTGGGGTCCAGCAGGCGAGATCACAACAATTAGTTCAGAGAACCAGCTTGTTGAGCGGTTCGGAGAGCCTAATGATACTACTGCAATAAGTTTTTTTACTGCAGCAAGTTTCTTGGCTTATGGAAATAACCTTAAAGTAGTCAGAGCAATAGATGATACTACAGCAGTTAATGCTGTTGCATCAGGTTCAGCAACACTGATTAAAAATGAAGAAGACTACGATAACAACCATTCAACCGGAGCAGGTTCAAATGGTATGTGGGCAGCTAAATATCCTGGAGCTTTAGGTAATTCACTTAAAGTTGCATTGGCAGATTCTAGCAATTTTGATACTAACTCTGTAGCATCTGCTACTATTACAGCAGGAGGTTCTGGTTATACATCAGCTCCAACTGTAACTTTTGCAGCTGCACCAGCAGGCGGAACTACTGCTACAGGTACTGCTACAATAAGTGGCGACGCAGTAGCAAGTATCACTATTACTAATGCCGGTGAAGGGTACACATCAGCCCCAGCAATAACATTCAGTGGTGGAGGCGGTTCTGGAGCAGCAGCTACAGCAGTCTTATCTACTGATTGGACATATAAAAACGAATTCGACAGAGCCCCTGGCACTACTATTGGAGCAGCCAGAGTAGGTGGTTCAAAAGATGAAGTTCACATTGTCGTTGTAGACGAAGACGGCCTATTTTCAGGCACAGCAGGTACAGTATTAGAAAGATTCGCACATACTTCTAAAGCATCAGATGTTAAGGGGTTAGAAGGTGGATCTATTTTCTATAAAGATGTAGTTAATACACAGTCTGAATACATATATTGGACGGATCACCCAGCAGGAGATGCTACATGGGGAACATCCGCTGCTAATACAGCATTCACATCAGGATTTACAGCAGCAGAAGCTACTGTTTCATTAACAGGCGGTGTTTCTGATAGTCCTGATTCAGGCGATATACAAACAGCTTGGACTTTATTCCAAGATGCAGAACAGACAGATATAAACTTGTTATTGACAGGTGGTATTAGTCTTGTTGATCAAAAATTTGTACAAGATAATATTGCTAAAACAAGAAAAGATTGTGTATCTTTCCACTCACCACAATTTGCTAGCTGCGTGAACAACGCAGGTTCAGAAGTAACAAGTATTACTACTGATAAAGGCTCACTAGCAGCAACCAGTTATAGTTTCATGGATAGTAACTGGAAATATATGTACGATCGTTACAACGATGTTTTCAGATGGATTCCACTAAATGGAGACACAGCAGGTCTTTGTGTTGCAACAGACGACGCAAGAGATGCTTGGTTCTCACCAGCAGGATTTAACAGAGGACAAATTAGAAATGCTGTTAAATTAGCATGGAGTCCTAACAAGGCTAACAGAGATGACTTATACAAAATAGGAGTCAATCCTGTAATCAATAGCCCAGGAAACGGTATTGTACTGTTCGGAGATAAAACTCTATTAGCAGCACCTAGTGCATTTGATAGAATTAATGTTCGAAGATTGTTTATTGTTCTTGAAAAAGCTATATCTACAGCAGCTAAATTCCAGCTGTTTGAGTTTAACGATGCATTTACAAGAAATCAGTTTACATCGATAGTTAATCCTTTCTTAAGGAATGTTCAAGGTCGTAGAGGAATACACGACTTTAAAGTAGTATGTAATGAAAGCAACAATACAGATCAAGTTATTTCATCTAACTCGTTCGTTGCAGACATTTTTATTAAACCTAATAGAAGTATTAACTTTATTACACTTAACTTTATTGCTACTAGAACAGGCGTTAACTTCGAAGAGATTGGTGGTTAACACTTATAAATAACTTAAAGAATTAGGAGAAAAAGATGGATGTAAATAAATTTAAGGCAGCACTAGCACAAGGTGGCGCTCGTCCTAATCAGTTTAAGGTACAAATTGCATTTCCAGCAGTACCTAACATTCCTAACCAGAATGAACAATTATTGATTAGTGGAGCAGCTTTGCCGGCTTCTACCGTTAACCCAGTTATTACACAATACAGGGGTAGGGAAGTGAAGTTTGCTGGCGAAAGAATTTTTGATCCTTGGACTATAACCGTAATTAACGATGCTAGTCAATCGTTAAGGCGTCCTTTTGAAAACTGGATGGAGTTAATTAACAATAAAGAAGATAATTCTGGTAACCTAGATTGGACAGAGTACCAGTGCCAAATTATTGTTGAACACCTAGACAGAAACGATAAAGTATTACCAGGTGGTAAATACATTTTAGAAGACGCGTTTCCTATTAACATGTCAGAAATTGCATTACAGTATGCACAGAACGACATAATTGAAGAATACACGGTTACATTCCAGTATCAGCATTATAATGTATTTTAAGCAGTAGTGCTTAACAGGTAAAAATTATGGATTTATTTGGGTTTGAAATAAAACGGAAAGAGCCACAGAAGAACGAAAAATCCTTCGTGGCTCCATCCACAGACGATGCAATAGAAAGCATACGAGCCGGTGGGTATTATGGCACCTATCTAGATTTAGAAGGTGTCGCCCATACGGAAGCAGAGCTTGTAAAAAGGTATCGTGACATTGCCAATATGGCTGATGTAGATACTGCCGTTGAAGATATTATTAACGAATCTATTGCACAGTTAGAAAACGAATCGCCTGTGGAGATAAATCTCGACAATGTTGAATTGTCGTCTGCAGTCCGTAAGTCAATATCCAAAGAATTTGAAAGTCTTAAAAATATGATGGACTTTAAAAATAGAGCCCAAGATTATTTTAGGAGATGGTATATAGATGGCAAGATATTTTTTCATAAAGTCATCGATATGGAAGCACCTAAACAAGGGATTACAGATATTAGATATATCGATCCTAGAAAAATTAGGAAAGTGCGTACGGTTAAGAAGGAGAAGAACCCTACAGGCGTAAATTTTGTTAAAGATGTAGAAGAGTTTTACATCTATAATGATAAAGGAGTAACTACAAAGCCAGGTGCTTATGTAGCTCCAGAGAACCAACAAGGTTTGAAGATAACAAAAGACGCCATAGCACACGCACCAAGTGGTTTGGTAGATTACGAGAAGAATATATCTTTATCGTATCTACATAAGGCAATTAGGCCTGCAAACCAACTTCGTATGATGGAGAATGCTGTTGTTATATATAGAATAACAAGAGCTCCTGAAAGAAGGATATTTTATGTAGATGTTGGCAACTTGCCTAAGATGAAGGCAGAACAATATCTAAAAGACATCATGGATAGATATCGTAATAAATTAGTTTACGATGCTAACACAGGTGAAATTAGAGATGATAAGAAGTTCATGTCTATGTTGGAAGACTTCTGGTTACCTAGAAGGGAAGGCGGAACAGGAACAAGTATTGATACATTGCCAGCAGGTCAAAACCTAGGGCAGATTGAAGATGTAGAATATTTTCAAAGAAAATTGTATCAGTCATTAAACATTCCTGTATCGAGATTAGAACAACAGGCTGGACTAAACTTTGGTAGAGCAGCTGAGATAAATCGAGACGAGATGAAGTTTACAAAATTCATCATCAAGTTAAGAAGAAAGTTCTCGGTATTGTTAAGCGATCTTTTAAGAACGCAGCTCTTACTAAAAGGTGTTTTAACAGAAGAAGATTGGGATTCTATTAAAGATGATATAGAATACGAATTTGCTACTGATGCTTATTACACAGAATCTAAAGAACAAGAGATTCTTAGAAGTAGAGTAGAAGTATTAAATGGTCTTTCTGCTTACATAGGAACATTTTTTAGTAAGCGTTACATTCAAAAGAATGTTTTAATGCTTACAGATGAGGAAATTGATACAATTGAAACTGAATTACTAAGTGAACCACAGTATCAAAGACAGTATCAATGGAGTCCATTAAGTGCCGTCCAACAAGACGCACCTCAAGGACCCGAAGGACCGGCCGGCGAAGGAGTACCTGATCCAGGACAACCTGAACCCGGACCAGACCAATAAATATAATGATGGAGATATAAATATATGTCAGAACAAGATAGAACAAAGGAAGTTAATGATTTAGTGAGCGATATATTAGCGGGTGCTAATACTGACGCTCAAGAAAAATTTAACTCCCAAATGACATCTAGAGCTAATGAAGTTATAGATGACAACAAGGCAGGAATAGCAACAGATGTCTTTAACAAACATGTTGTTGATCCTGACATGGAACCACAGGGTGTAGCATTAGATGATGCACTCGTGGATATAGATCAAACAACAGGCAGGCCCGTAGAAGAGCCTGAACAAGGAGAAACAAATGAAGACATTTAAACAATTCAGAGACGGGATACTTGCCGAAGCTCCTGTCGATGGTGTAGCAAAAGGCTCACTAGAAGGCGATAAGCACATGTGCGCTACTAAAATCTTTAAAGAAGGTTTTGGAGAAGGTACACCGATATTCGGAGAACATGCAGAACCAGTAAATGGGGAAGTATCTTGGTATAAAGTTATGTTTGAACACGGTATCGAAACAGTTGAAGTGAATGACCCTAAAGTAGAGGTACTTGCAGAAGGACCTCATGGAGCACATAAAAAACCAGCAAAAAGGATGTAACCTTTTTGCCTAATTATTAAAAAAGGAATAACACATGGCAGTCACAGTAAACGCACTTAAATTAACCCAAGTCCAGGGTGTAATTTCTGTAAGGGGGACTGCTGCTACCGGAACAATTGCTCTAGCTTCAACGCTAAAGAAATCTACTGAGACGCAAAGCTCCCCAGCAGTCAATATAAAAGGACTACATTGGACCTTGTCTAGCGGTGCTAGCGCCAAGGTGCAACGAAACTCCGTCGTATTATATGAACTTATGGAAAATGGTTCATTAGACATGTACGGGTATGCAGACAATTCAGAAAACACATCAGATATTGAAGTAGTAATAGCAGGTGGAGCAGGCGGTACAGTTATAGTAGATTGTGCTAAAATATCAGGCTATGGCTCACAACAACATCAAGATGCACCATTAGACACTAACGATTCAGGTAATGTCTACAACGGTGGTTCATTAGGATAAGGAGAAAGATATGAGATTGATTAAAGAATTTAACGAAAGTATTTCATACTTAACTGAAGAAAGTAAAGATCCTAAAAAACCTAATGTTTTTATCGAGGGTGTTTTCTTACAATCAGATTTAAAAAACAAAAATGGCAGAGTCTATCCTAAAGAGATCATGCAGAGAGAAGTCAACAGATATGTTGAAGAAAATGTAAAAACTAAAAGAGCTTACGGTGAATTAGGACACCCAGAAGGCCCTACAGTTAATTTAGATAGAGTTTCTCACATGATTACATCTCTTAAAGAGGATGGAAATAATTGGGTAGGTAAAGCCAAGATAATGGATACGCCAATGGGGCGTATCGTAAAAGAACTTATTAGCGAAGGCGCTCAACTAGGTGTTTCATCTAGAGGTTTGGGTAGTCTAAAAGAAAGAAATGGCATTAATGAAGTACAAGGTGACTTCATGTTAGCTACAGCAGCTGACATAGTGGCAGATCCTTCAGCACCAGACGCTTTTGTATCCGGAATAATGGAAGGCAAAGAGTGGGTTTTTGTTAATGGTAAGTGGACAGAACAGGATATAGAAGAGACACATAATATAATCTCTAATACATCATCGAGAGAACTAGAAGAAGCTAAATTCGCTGTTTTTAGTAATTTCTTAGATAAACTGTCTAAATTTTAGTAGAAATCTGTATAAATATAAATAGTTTATTAGATTATATTACAATTTAAAATAATCCTAAGAGGAGAGTAACATGGGAGTAGAATCCAAAATCAGAGAACTGCTAGAAGGTAAGTTACAAGACGACACCGTAGCAGTTATAGACGAGCAGATTGCTGGAGATCAACAACCGCCTATGCAAGGTGGTAGTTCTAAAGCTAATTTGCCAACGTCTTCGGGCGATGCTCACCGTCCATTAGATAAAAAGCAAGGCGACGCTTCTCACCCTCTACAAGGTAGTTCAAATGCTAATCCTGAGATGCAAGACCTAAGTGGTACAGGCAACCCAGAAGGTGGATTAACTAGCGAAGTAGGGAAAGCAGCTTCTGCTAAAGCAGGCAATGCCCCTAGACCTCAACATTCTGGTGCAGGTAGTGCACCTAACTACAGCGATGGCGCTGCCACTCAATCTGTAGTTAACCAGAAATCTTCAGAAGGCAATCGAGGACCTATAGGTGAAGACGAAGAAATCGAAACCGAAGAGGACCAAGAAGTACTTGATTCAGAAGTCGAAGAGATGGAAGATCAAGAAGTCGTAGCTGAAGATGAGGAAGTAGAGTATGTCAACGAAGGTGAAGAGGAAGAGGAAGAATTAGTCGAGGAAGAAGAACTTGACGAAGACGAACTCGAAGCTCAAACACTATTTGAGGACGACATTGCTAACTTATTTAAAGACGAAGAGCACCTTTCAGAAGAATTTAAAACACAAGCAGCTTCACTTTTTGAAGCAACGGTTGTGGCTCGAGTCAATCAACAAGTAGAGATTATTGAAAACGAACTTGTTGAGGAAGCTTCTAAAGCTTTTGACGAAGCAAAAGAAAAACTTGTAGAAAATGTAGACAAATATCTGTCCTATGTGACAGAGCAATGGCTCAAAGAAAACGAGTTGGCTGTTGTTGATGGTTTACGCAACGAGATTAATGAATCATTCATAGAAGGAATGAAACAGGTCTTTACAGAGCATTACATTGAAATGCCTGAAGAGAAATACGATGTGTTAACAGAACAACAGAACCAAATAGATGCACTGAAATCTAAGTTAGACGAAGAGATCAGTAAGTCTGTTTCTATCAGCGAAGAAAGAGAACAACTACAAAAGGAAAGAGTTTTCCGTTCCGTGGTTGACGATCTAGCTGAAACTGAAGTTGAAAAGTTTGCAACACTTATTGAAGATGTTTCATACGACAATGAGGAAATGTACACTTCTAAACTTAATGTTATCAAGGAAAATTATTTTCCTAAAGCAAAATCTGATGACACAGACAAGCTAGGTGATAGCGTTGATCAGGGAACTTTAACGGACAATAGTGTAATGAGTAAATATGTACAAGGTATTTCTCAAGCAGCTAAGTTTGATAGGGTTAAAAATTAACATTTTTATAAATAATTAGGTTATAAAATATAACAAACAAAGTAAAACAAGGAGAAACTGATGTATCTTTCAGAAGAACTACAAAAGAAGTGGCAACCAGTTCTTGAGCACGGTGACTTACCTGAGATTCAGGACCCGTACAAAAAAGCTGTTACCACAGTAGTACTCGAGAACCAAGAGAAGGCTCTCCGCGAGGAGAAAGAAACTCTTTTCGAGGCTACACATGCTAACCAAACAGGTGCAAGCGTTGATAACTACGATCCAATTCTTATATCGTTAGTTAGACGTTCGTTACCTAACCTTATGGCTTACGATGTTTGTGGAGTACAACCAATGTCTGGACCAACAGGTCTAATCTTTGCTATGAAGTCACACTTCTCCAGTCAAACTGGAGCCGAGGCTTTATTTAACGAAGCAGACACTGATTTCTCAGGTGCTGGTACACACGCTGGATCTAATCCAGTAGATGGTACTTACACTACAGGAACAGGGGTTTCTACAAGCACTGCAGAAGGCTTTGGAGACAGCACTACACTAAATGAAATGGCATTCTCAATCGAGAAGACAACTGTTACTGCTAAATCAAGAGCATTGAAAGCAGAATACACCGTTGAACTTGCTCAAGACTTGAAAGCTGTTCATGGTTTAGATGCGGAATCCGAGCTAAGTAATATCCTTTCACAGGAAATTCTAGCAGAGATCAACCGTGAGGTAATTAGAACTATTTACAAAGTAGCAAAAACAGGCTCAGCCTCAACTGCTACAGCTGGAACATTTGACTTAGATGTTGACAGTAATGGTAGATGGTCAGTAGAACGATTCAAAGGTCTTTTATTCAATATCGAGCGTGATGCTAATGTTATAGCACAAGACACAAGGCGTGGTAAAGGTAACTTCATCATCTGTTCATCAGATGTTGCTAGTGCCCTATCAATGTCAGGTGTACTTGATTACGCACCAGCATTATCAACTAACTTAAATGTTGATGACACAGGTAATACATTCGCTGGTGTATTAAACGGTAGATATAGAGTATATATTGACCCTTATTCAGCTAACACAGGAGCTGCTAGCCAGTTCTATGTAGTTGGTTATAAAGGAACTAGCGCATATGACGCAGGTCTTTTCTACTGTCCGTATGTTCCTCTACAAATGGTTAGGGCTATTGACCCAAGCACATTCCAACCTAAAATTGGTTTCAAAACTAGGTATGGCATGATCGCTAACCCATTTGTTCTTAAAGCAGATGGAACTACTGATGCAGATTCATTTACTGCAGACAGAAACCACTACTACAGATCTGTTAAAGTTACAAACTTAATGTAATTTAGATCTAATTCTTGTAAAAGAATTTAAAACGGGCTAAACATACTTAGCCCGTTTTTTTGTCTGAACGACTATTTTTGTGTAACGAAAGCATTAAGCTGGGTAGCCACATCAATAACATCTTGTGCAGTTATTGTAACTGTAGGCAACGGCTTTTTATCGTTGGGGAAAGAATCATTGTGTGCATGTATTGCATCACATGATCTTATATAATTATCCTGAAGGATACTTTGTGCTTGGTTTAGTAAGTCGGCTCTGATTTCGAACCCTGATTTATTATCACTCATATTTTTCTCCTGTGTGTAAGTGTGTCGACGGTTTTGCCACCATATTTGTTTAAAAACCATCTCAATATTTATACATAAATACAGTTATGAAGTTCCATATATTATATAATAATGAAAAGATAATACCAAACATAAGTCAGAACATAAGAAATTGGCCAGTTAGTTATGATATAGATAATGCAGAAGTGGTTCTTACATACGAACTCAATACATATTCTGTTACAAAAAAATTTGCTAATCTATGGGAAACAACTCACTCTAATGCACTAAGACAAAATGGAGGTAGACAGTTTGAGCAACAGCAACAGGTGTTTACACGACCTACGCCTGAAAGAATCATGCGCTCACGAGAAATATATAATAAAACATTACAAGATATTATTCCTTTTGTAAGTAGACAAAGTGCAGCTATAATTGTAGGTGGAGATTTAAATGTAGAAATATCTACAAAACCTTATTTAGAAAAGTTTAATAGAGCACATGAATTATTTGAAAAAGAATGTGCTAGTGTTTTACCTACAGGAAATAAGTATGAAGGTTCGTGGGAAAAATGGCAAGTAATACATAGAAATAGATTACAGTTATTAAATTCTATAATACATTTTAACGAAGAAGAAATACGCCCTAACCCTGCACCCAAATATACAACTATAATATCAACTTCATATAATAGTGATCACCAAGGAGACAATAACGATTCTTTTCTAATGGCAGATTATTTTTATAAGGACATGGTTCCTTCAGATTATAGAGCTTTTTCTTTTGGCAAGGGAGTACCAGGCACATTATATTTAGACTTTGCTACTTTAGGTAAATGTTTAACAGAAATAGCAGGCACTAATGATCTAAGATTATTAAGAACAGAAGGACCTTCTCAACAAACAAAAATATGGCCTTGGGTAAGATATTCATGGGAGCCTCCCCAACCTCTTAGAGTAAAACAATATAATAAATGGATAAAACAGAACAAAGTAGGACAAATATTAGACTTGTCTAACCCTATATATAAACCTGGTTTACACCCTTTAGGAGTATGTACATCTCATGATTTTAAGAACGCTAAAGAATTTGAGGACTTTATACAAGATAGAGCTGTAATAGGAACAGTACTAGAAAGGTAACATAGAGTTTGATTTTAGGTTCGTCATTTGTTATAAATACTACTACATAACGGAGGATTTATGGCTTACTCAGATAAAGTAGTAAAGAGATTTGAAGAAGTAACTAATAACCCACAAGCACATGGTGTAGGAAGATTTGATCCTAA